CTAGGGATTCTTTTCAGGCCCCAAGGCGTCGTAGCTGCGCTCACAGCTCAATCCGGCGATACGGGCACGGTCGGCAACGCCTGCAAGCGCCGCAGCTCGATCGACAACCCTGCCGAGCAGGTAGGCGAGCATATCGGCGGAAGCGTCTCTTGGCGCGCCTCTCCCGGCAAGGGCGGGATCTGCGCCGCTTGCGGCTCCAACCAGCGCGTCGGCGCGGGCGCGCATGCGCTCAAGATCGGCACGCAGGCCAGCAGCATCAGCGGCCGCAGCAGCAGCCTGTTTCCGGGCATGTTCACGCTCTTTCTCCACGGCGGCCAGACGCCGCCCGCTCTCCTGGCGCGCGGCCTCGACCGCGCTCAACACTGCCTGTGTCTGGGCTTCCCGCTCCTGTGCGTAGCGGCTTTCCGCCAGGGCCAGCTGCACCGCTATACGCGCCTGCGCGCGGTCGGCGCGGGCAGCCTGTATCCGCCATGCGAACACGCCCGCGGTCACCGCGGCCAATAGGGCGGTCGCGGCATAGCCCTTCCAGCCTCCCACGGCCTGTATCACTCCCATCGTTACCCCCATCACCGCCTCCCCTTCCAATCGCGTGGAATCTGGAAATGCGGCCCATCCCTGAGCGTCCTCCAATCGCCGCCCCACTCCACTGGTACGCCCAACTCGGCGGCAGCGTCCTTCATGACGTTGGCGAGCGCGGCGAACCGCCCCCATTCATTCCAGGGGACACTTCCTTCCACCAGCGGCGCCAGGTCCACGGCTCGGCCCCAGCCGTCAAGCTGGCGCAAATGCAGGCTGTCTTGGGTTTGGCTCGCGCCTTTGGCGACCAGCTCGCGCTGCCGCTCGGGCGCGCGCACCCCCTCGACCACCATGAAGCGCGGCTCATAGCGGCGCGCCGCCATTTCGACCACCGCCACCAGGTTCGGATGCACGCCGGCCAGGCGGGACCGATCCCGATCCGTCAACTGAAACATCGTTCACTCCTCTTTGCCGCGCCTGCGTCCGATCAATTCGTCAAACCAGGCCATGACGCCTTGCTCGCGCATGCGAGCCATCCATCGCATGTAGGCCCCCAACACCCACCAAGCCGGCAAGCCGGCCAGAAGCATGCACGGGCCAAGGACATAGAACAGCGAGAGCAAGGGCTCATCGCCTGACCCGCTGCGTTGCGCCAGCCACAATGCGGCATCGGCCAGCGTAGGCCGCCAGGACAGCACAGCAATCGCCAGCATCGGACCAAAAACAAAAGAACTCACCACCGTGCAGACCGTGCGTGTGACAAACTCCCGCGCCGATCTGGGCGGCATGATCAACATGCCCAAAATGGCCGCGCATGCCGCCGGCAGCCCGAAGGCCAGCCCCAGCTTGAGGGCCAACCAGCCCCCTGCTCCCGTAGTTCCCGGCTCCATGGACACGCTCCTTTCCCGGGTTCGCATTGCGGCCCCCATGGATAAAAAAAAGCCCGCGCAAGGCGGGCAGACCAGAACGGTGTTCACTTCGGGTAATGGTCCTTGACCTTCTGGCAAGCAGATATCCACTGCGTCACATCATCTGACATAGGCACACCCTGCTCCCAGAGCTGAGTGGCCAGCTTCATGATGGCATCAAGCTGGTCGCCGATCGGGGGATACGCTGCGCGACGTGCCGCCGCATAGGGGTCACGGTGCAGAATTTTCTTCAATGGTGTACTCCTTCATCAGATAGGGCCAAGGTGGGATCACCCGCAAGTGGTAATACCCTGGCCAGGCGAATGCAAGTTCCACCTCGGTTTCATCGCAGTCATAGTCCACGCCATTTATTGATATGACGCAGGATTCGACAAGGTTGACGATGCGCTTGCCATCGAGCTCGCAAGGAAATGCCGGGCGTTCGGTCAGCCGGCCATCCACCACGTAATGGCGCTCAAGGTCGGCATGGCCTTCGCGAAGCGCCAGACCCGACCTGAGCAACTCCGCATGGGTCGCTTCGTCAACGTAGTAGGAACCGACCACTTTGCCGTTGTCGTCGGCCAGAAAGTAATGTCTATTTGCTGTCATCGGTAGTAGGTGATCATGTCAACGGAAAGCCTGGCGTAGGTATAGGCAGCGTTCGAGCCCCCGCCCTCAGGGAAGGTCGCCAAGGAAATCTGGACTTTCAAAGAAGAACCTGCCGGCAATGGGTTGTAAGACATGGCCAAGGTCCCGTTGGGCCCCGAAATGACGTTGTACCAAACGCCCGTATCCTTGACGTTGCCATCGCCGACGGCCAGCACGTTGCCGTTGAGCAAGATCCGATAGCGGGCAACGGCGTCGCTTCCAAGACGCTTGGACTGGTCCAGGCGCAAGCCCAGAATACCGCTGGTGTTCTCTGTGATACCGAGCGGAATTGTCATCACGTCATTCCAGACGTCATAGGAAGTCGCCGACGCCGTGTTGGTATTCACGCTGCTCACCGCTCCCGTCACCGCGCCGGCTGCAATACGCAAGCGGTCGACATTGCCAACGCCGATGTTGGCCGTCTTGATATAGGCCGTGTCGACATTGGCCAGCTTGGCAGTCAAACTGTTTGTCTCGATGCGGTCGGCGCTCATCGTGCCGGCCGTGATCTTGGCAGCGTTCAGGCTCTGGATCTGGGCATCGGTGATGCTTGCCTGCCCGATGAAAGCCTGGTTGATGAAGGTCTGCCCATTCTCGACGACGAAAGGCACGGCGACCGTATCAGGCTCGCTGCCGTCCTTTCCCGGCGTCAGGAGCGCAAAGCGGTCGGCAAGGAAATAGCAGGAAGACTGCACATCCCCGTTTTCCGTGGTGTAGACCCCGGCCGCCATGCCGGCTACGTACTTGGTGCCGTTGACGGTCGCCTGCGTCTGCACCCGCCATTCCGCCTTGAGTTTGCCATCCACATCGGCGAAGGCCGTCTTGGTCTCCTGGACCGCGGCGGCGGCTTCCTCGGTCGAGGCGATCACCGTATCAATGCGCTCCGAGAGCGCCCCATCCTCGCTTACCCTGGCGATATGCTCCTCGGTCAGTCTGGCGTCCAAGGCGCCCACACTGCCGCTCAAGCCATCGATTTCTCCCAAAAGGCCCTGGGCCATCTCGTCGCGCCCGATCTTGCCCTCGAGATACCCGAGGATCTCGCTAGCGTCGCTGCTGGCCGCGCCCGCCACGCCCTGCCCGTTCGGATACCAGGGCCCGGGCAAACCCAGCTTATCCACCAGACGTGCCCAAAACCAGAGCCGCCGGCCCGCGGCCAGGCCCATCAGGGTGTGCGATTTCTGGGGATAGGGGAAGGTTCCCAGCAGGATCGCATCATTGAAGTCGGGCGTCTCGGCGTAACGCAGCTCGGTATGCTCGATCACCGCCGCCCCTTCCGGAAATCCCCAGTCCAGCTGGATACCAAACACCAGGCTTTTTGCCGTAAACACCTTGAAAGCCGGCGGTGCGCTCAGATCCCCCTCGAGCTGGGTCTCCATGGACGTCGCCCAGACGGAGGGAATATTCGCTGCATTGATTGCCCTGACCCGCGCGACATAGCTGCCCGCCCTGATATTCTCCAGCGTCAACTCGCAGCTGCCGTTGCGCCCGGCTTCTATCCAATCCGAATTGTCGCGCCGCCATTGCACCTGATAGGCAATAGCCGCATCCGCCGGCTTCCAGGAGATGACCGCGTTGTGTTGTGCGATGCCCTGGTTGATGACCGAATAGGAGGACCACGCCAATTGGCTGGGCGCCGGTTGAACCGACGGCGGGATCACTGTGATGGGCAGAGGATCGAGCTTGGTGCCGTAGTCGACTGCCGCGAATTTGCCCGGTTCATGTTGCACAGCCGCGATTTCCGCTGTCATGCCATCCTTGCGCGCCACGGAAATCACGCGCATCAACTGCGTGGACAACTGTTCGGACTCCACCGACCAGATCGCCTCCGGCGCCGGGCTTTCGGAGAACGGCTGCGTTACCGTGATGGACAAGGTGGAGCCCGGCATCCCCACCATATCGGCAGTGAGGGCCGTGCTATCGACGGTGTAGGTCGTGTTGTCGATTGTGACGAAATGCCCCACGGCCTCGGAGATGACACGCGATTCGCTCACGCCGCTGGGGAGATTCACCACCAACCGGTCGCCCGGCCGCACGCCCAGTTCCACATCCACTGTCAGCACCGTGTCCGTCGCACTGCGGACTCGCCCCCCGATACGGCGCCCGGCGCGATTGGGATCGGCCAGGCGCACCACCTTGCCCGGCGCGACCAACGCCTGGTCTAAGCCGACTTGCCAGGTCGCCGCCTGCGTCTCGCGCTGCGAGGTCAGCAGCGCCCATTTGCCCGCGCGTACGGCCTGTGCGCGGGAAGTACACCCGAAAGCCGTCAGCTCGATGGGCCGGATACCCAGCCGTGCCTGGCCTTCCGGATCGTTGACCACCTCGACCTTGGCGCGCCCCATATCACTGAGATCATTCCAGCTTACCTGCGCCAGGGTATGGCGCTTGCGTAGCGGAGAGCCGGTATAACTGACCCGGCCATCGATGATGTTGGCTGCCGAGAAGGTATAGCTGGGATCGGCGGGGATATCCGCCGCGGCCATGACTGCGCCGCTGGATTCATACACCATGCCACGAAAAATACTGGCCAAGTCGGCCAAGACACGGTAGGCATCCGCCTGGCTTTGCAAATAGGTGTTGCAGCTGAAGCGCCGTTCCTGGCCGCCCAGGCCATCGGGCACCCGCTCGTCGCAATAGCGCGCGATGGGATAGAGCGCCCACTTCAGCATCGACAGGCCGGCAGCCGGCACGAACGCTCCCAGGCCATAGCGCTCGTTGGCGACCAGGTCGTAAAACACCCAGGCCGGGTTATTGGAATAGGCCTGCTTGAAAGCGCCATCCCAAGTGCCCGAATACAGGCCCGACTCCGGATCGTAATTGGCCGGTACTGCCAGGATACGGCCCTTGAAGTGATAGGCGCGCTGCGGCACCGACTGGAACTGGCTGGCGTCAACTTGGATGCCAACCAAGGCCGTCATCGGATGTCGCAACTTGACGTCTACGACTTCGGTCATCGACTGGATGCGCGTGGCATCGGCGATGGTGCTGCTATTGGCATTGGGAGTCAATCGCCGGATCCGGACGTTCCAATGACTATTCGCCTTGGGCAGATCGATCCGGTGAGTACGGGCATAGCTGGAAGTCGTCTTGCCGTCGGCGGCGGCCTGGAGCACTGTCACGAAAGCGCCGTCGTCCGTCTGGATGTCAACCGCGTACTCAATGCGATAACCGTTGATGTCGCCGTTGGAGGTGTTCGCCTTGGACAGGCCGTCAAACTGCAAAGTCACCCGCAGGGCCGATAGCTGCGTATTCATGATTTGGCGCACGAAGGGCTGGTCGGAACGCAGCTCCACGTCCACGCCGATCACATTCTCCGAAGCTGGAAATCCCGCAATATAGTCCTGATCCTGAGTGCCGCTACGGAAATCCGCCATCACTCCCTGGAAGTTCAGGCTGCCGTCGGCATTTTGGACAGGCGTGCCGTCGAGATACACGTGCTGCAGCAGATTGGACAGGCCGCCCAACGGCCCATAGATCGGCCCCTCGGATACCGCGTCCAAGACCTTGGCATAGGCCACGCTGTGCAGGTTATCTGGGACCTCCACCGGCGCCCGCGCACTGCCTCCCCCTTTGCCGCCTTTATGACCGACGATGCGCACGCCACCGCGGCATAAGCCTCCCGCCAGACCGGGCGCCAAAGAAAAAGGGGCTTGCGCCCCAGTGTGTTCTATTGTGCTCATGTTCATGCCTTGTCCTCCGAAAAAATGCCGGCCGACAGCACTTGACTGCCGACGAACATCTCCCCGTAAAGGACGGGATAGCAATTGCCCTGTGCCGCCGTGTTCACGGGCCCGTTGAAGTTATAGCTGGCGCCATTGCCTTGGTTGTCCTTGGCCGACAGGCCCCGAGGCTGGGGCGAAATCATCTGCAGCACCCCTCCCAATAACATCGAAACACCCATGCTCAGGGCCATGGATTTTGCCGTAAGCCCCGCCGTAATCGTGAACCCCTGCATTCCTGGAATAAACGACGCAGCGATAAGCGCCGCGCCCAACACCACCTGGAACAAACCGCCCTGCTTGGCGCCCGCCAGGATCGGCGCGATCCGGATATCTCCCGATCCCGAGGGGTCGTGGATTTCCTGTTCGCCGACATTGCGCCGTCCAATGAAGCACGCGTAGCGCGCGCCGCCCCCCGCCGCGCCAAGAAACTCCCTCTCGAAGCCCGGAATAATCGCGCACAAGGCCGCCGCCGCCTCCGCTACGGAAGAGACGGCAAGCCGGTGCACCCGCCCGAACCTGGCACCCAGCCTGCCGTAGATGCGCACTGTTCTCAACTCTTGCATTGCTCGGCTTCCAAAAAAGAATGGGCCCGAAGGCCCGATGGCTCATCGCTTTGATAGCGCAACCTGAGCCGCGTGATTTCTCGCCAATAACCGCCATACACCACTCGCTCGGAAGGTCGGCCATAAAGATGGTGCAACATAGCGTCCGGCAAGGGATGCAAACACGGCGCCTCCGCCAAGCCTTCGCTGCCCAGGAAAACGCCGCCATGATTGGTACGCTCGCTGTGATGCTGCATCAGGATGACGTCTCCCGTAGCCAAGGGCTCGCCGTCATCGAGCGCGCGGAATCCCGCTTCGGAAAAGTGCGCAAGGTAAAGCTCCTGCTCGCCCTTCCACCAGCCGTCCTGACGCTCAAAATCTGGCAGAGGAATATCGCGCTCACGCGCGTACCAATCGCGAATGATGGAATAGCAATCCAGCACTCCGTGCTCGAAAGGACGGCCCAGCAGCGGTGCCCGATAACCTTCCGGACGAAATCCGCGAACCTCACCGGCCACCACTTTTCCATCTTCGTCCTTGCGGACCGCGACGATGAACCACGGCAAACCGGACGCCTCGCAAGCCACTCGGTCGGCCGCCGATGGCGTGGCAGATGCGTCCGGATGGCTGTGGACGACGGCGACGATACGGCCCATTTCTTCGGCAGCCGCATAATCCTGCGGCGCCATGCTGAAATGATCTATGCCATGGGCGGTATTGCGGCAGGGCACATAACGCTCCAAGCGGCCGACCATGACGATGAGCCCGCAAGCTTCACGCGGGTATTCCGCCACGGCCTGGGCCGCGATGGCTTTCACGGTTCGTTTTAGCATCATCGAATCCTGTCTGCTGATGGCGCGCCGCCAAAGTTGATCACGGCCTCGACGGGGAGCACGCCCTGTTGCGCCCCGAAGCGCAATTGGCAGGCGCTCACCAGGCCCGGGCAACGATCCAGTGCCGGGTCCCGGGTCGGCGTGTTCTGCGCATCGAAATAGGCGTTGTGGCTATAACCACAATACGGTCCTCGATAGCCCCCTATCCACAGCCAATGACAGATACTCGCAGTGATCTGCCGTCCTGGCAGCTTGCGACCATCAAAACTCAAGGCATTGGACAACTCGAACTCGACCACCTCCGGTGTCTCGGAGGTCTTCTGTTCGACGATCCAGACCTCAGTAGGCAACTCCTGGCTGGGATCGGCGCTTGGGTTGCCCCCGGCAAAATTGGCTGGGTCCAGGTATTGCCCCAGGGTCTCCCGCACGGTCAGCGTGGCGCCAACCAGGTCGTCCAGGGCCAGGCAAAGCGAGGAAATGACGCCCGTGCGCTGCCCGCTCTCGGTTTCGCCAATATTCCCCACGGCCAACGTGGGTGCCGGCTGGCGGGCATCGCCCGTGCGCTCGAAGTCGCGCGCCTCGATCGCCCAAGGACGGTATTCCACGCCCTTCCAGAACAAGGACCCCGCCTGCGGATAGCCATGAAAATGCAGAACATCCCCGCCGATCCGGCTGCAGTCCAGTTCGAAGAGCCGGACCAGCACCCCGGGCTCCAGTTTTTGTATATCGGCTGTCACGCCCATGGTCAGGCCTCCCCGTGAACCGGCGGCTCATCGTCCTCCCAGACAATAAGATCCAGCGCTTCGGCTGACTGCGCCGCGTCGATCTGGTCTTCATAGCGCTGACGCCGACCCACCAGCACTTGACTGACCGCCGTGAAAAGCCGCACTTTGGCAAGCGTGCGCTGCCGGAACTCCTGGACATCCATCTGGCGTTGCGCCGCGATGCCATCCAGATAAGGCGTAGCCGCCGCCGGATCGGCGGCCCAGGCCAGAACCTCACTCTTCTGATCCGGCCAAGTCTCCTTCTCCCCTTGCGGATAGCCCTCGGTCAAGACCTGGTAGCGCGCAGCAAAGGACTGATTGATCAAGATTCGGCGCATCGCCTTGAGTTGGGCAAGGTCCGCCACCGGCTCGTTGGACTTGACGTAGCTGACGGTCTCTCCGGGCACCCGCCGCCAGCCTATGCCCACCCCTTCGGGTTGCGGCGTCACACTATGCCCCGGCACGGCAAACACCATCTCCGGCTCCAGTAGGATGACGTTAACGACTTCATTACTCTCGTCATCGACCACAATATGGTTGATCGCTTCGCTCAT